TCCAAACAAGAGTATGGCTATTATTGCCAGAAAAGTTGATGACCATTACGAGACCGTTGGTCAGTGCTTTTGTGTCGAGGACTCTAATTCCACTTCTGGTTTTAGAGTTTACACAGCTGCCCATGTTCTCTCTCGTGGAGAAACCTGTTACTTGGTTAACAACAGAAAGTCATTTATCATTGACGAAGATGCAATCATTAGATCCGCTCACGACACTGCATATTTTGACTTACCTGCTGGAATGAAGTCCACTCTTGGACTCAGAAGCCTCGCAATGGGTAGTCTTGACTTTAACTCGCCAGTTAGCGTCATGTACTTTCACGGGGAGGACACCTACCGATCCACTGGAAAAGCTACCAGGGGCAAATCCGGAGAAGTTTTAACTACTTTTTCGACTTTCCCTTCGGTATCCGGTGCCGTCGTTATGCAAGAGAACAGAGCTGTAGCAATCCACCAAGGCGCGAAACCCGACTTAGGTCTCAATTATTGTCGCTCGTTGCAGAAGTATCTTAAAAAGATTGAACTTCCACGAAGCACTATGATTGTCCCACCTAATATGCCAAGTTTTCCTTCGCAAGAAAGAACTGGCTCCTCTACTTTAAACAGTAGAGACTGGGAGGACAGTTATTTTAATCACACTGATTTTGATGACGTCTACCGCTTTGGAGTTGATGCTTACCCTGACTTGTTTAAGCATTTCGATCGAGATATTGCTGATGACCTCCAACATGCTTTTAAGTATAGAGAGGCCGAATACCTTGATGAAGACGCTTATGATCGACGCGCGATGATGGAAGAGTTACGCGAAGCTGAAGAATTGGATGGTTATAATCATGGTTCAACCCAGGTTAGAGCTATCGCGAAGAGATACGCTGATAAATTCAAGAGTAGACGAGAGAGAGCAGACTCCGATGAGGAGCAACCTGTTCTAATCGTTGAAAAGAAGAAGAAAAGCAAGAAATCTTCCGCGATTGACCCCCCAGTCCCAGCCTTGGTCCCTAATCCTCCCCCTTTAAAATCGGGGGGGCAGGCGGGCCCCCGAGTAACCGCCGGTCCAAACGAGAAGAAAGTACAGTTTCAATCGCCTGGTACTCCGATTTCGAAAGCTCAGACTTTGAGCGAGTTGAATTCACAGGAGTCACTAGAATCCTTGAAACTGACTGTTACAGAGATGCAACAGGCTCTCTCCCTTTTGGCAACCCGGCTAGGCTCAGTTTTCTCCTTAAACCCCAACCCGTTGAAGGAAGAGACTACCTTACCATCGTCGGACACTGCCGTGGAAGACAGCCCAGTGCAAGAGTCACAACTCCCTCAGGCCTTACCCCAGAAGCCGAAGAAATCATCTCAAAGTACTATCACGCTACTAACAAAAGCGGGACAGACTTTGAACTCTTCTCCTTCTACTGCGGTAGAGCAGAAGCCCTCGAGCCAAGCCAAAGAATCGGTTTCTTCGGCCGCTCCGAGGCACTAAAACAGCTCCTCACGGGGCTGTCCCCACGTCGGGAATTCTTTGATGAATTCTTTTACGACGTGGAAGGGTCAGAGCTCTATGACCAAGTATTTGAGCAACTGTTCGCAACGTTTGATAGAACGAAGAACCCTGGGTCCCCTATTAATTTTAGGGCGCAAAACAACGGAGGCATTAACGTGTTTCTGGATGAGTTTCAGACCCACCTTCGAGAGCGATTGAACAACCTAGAAACGCTAGGAGAAAGTCTTTATGACGTTTTCTTAAATGACCCCTCTAGATTTGAGGAGGTTCTAGGTTACAATATGTCTGTCGAAGAGGCTTCTGCTACCGCCGCCTACCTAGTTGAAAATAATTTCGACGATCCCGTTTTACTTAAAGTGAAAGGTGAAGCTAGGCCTATCGGTAAAAGACCGCGTCTAGTTTGTATGGTTTCTTCCCTGCAAACCGCCGTCTGGAGGCTTGTTCTTTACAATGCTATGCAAAGAGAACAAAATGAAACTGATGGTAACATCGCCGTTCGTCTTGATATTATCACTGAAAGTGAGACAGAGAAACTCTTTTTAAGGTTTCTTGAAGCAGCCATTAAACATGGTTTCCTCTCTACCTCTGATATTCAAGGTTACGAGTATTCCAACAATATTGACACTCATTATGCGCCCCTTTTAAAATGGGCTTATTATATGAAGTTAACAGACTTGGATTTTAAAATACTCCCCGGCGCATCGCGCAAACATCTTTACATTTTGTTGGCACTTTACTACGCGGCAAACTTTCGAGTGCTCCAGACGGAGGACGGTGAATTATTCACTTGTCCACCGGGAAAGATTTCATCTGGTGCATTAACTACCTTTACGGACAACTCCCTCAAGCGCAATTTACTATCTAACGAAGTTAGTTATTGTGCCTTCGGCAAGCC